CAGGTGCCGAAGGTTCGCCAGTGGATTTAGCCCGTGCAAGAGCGAGAACGTTTCAAAATAGAAAAATATTTTTAGCCAGCACGCCAACAAACGAAGGAGAAAGCGTAATCAATGCAGAATTCAAAGATGGTGACCAACGTTATTATAATATACCGTGTCAAGGTTGTGGTGACAAGTTTACATTTAAATTTGAATATTTAATTTACAATGAAGGAAAACCGGAAACAACTAGAATGGCATGCCCTGAATGTGGATTCCTGCATGAAGAGCGTCACAAAACAATTATGCTAGAAAATGGCGTGTGGATTCCAACAGCAGTTTCAAGTAGTCCAAGAAAATTTTCTTATCACTTGTCGGCACTTTACAGTCCTGCTGGATTTTATAGTTGGGAAGAATTAATTCGGGATTACTTAAAAGTTAAAAACGACGTAAATAAATATCGAACATTTGTAAATACTGTTTTGGGCGAAACATTTAAAATTAAAGGCGACGCTCCAGACAGTGAAAACTTATACAACCGTCGTGAAGAATATCCGATTGGAACAATTCCTAAAGGCGTTTATTTTCTTACTATGGGTGTGGATATTCAAGGCGACCGTATCGAGGGTGAAGTTGTTGGCTGGGGTCGTGGTCGTGAAACGTGGTCAATAGAATATTTTGTTTTCGTTGGCGACACATCGAAACCAGAAGTTTGGGAAATGCTTTCGAATCAGATCACAAAACAATACGAATGTGGCGATTCGATGATGTCAATTAATTTGACGTGCGTCGATGCTGGATATAAAACATCTACAGTTTATGATTTTGTTTCGAAATTTTCGTATTCGAAAGTAGTTCCGATTATGGGGCGTGACTCGGTTAAGGATGTGATGGTTTCGCCTCCAAGAGCGTATAATGTGGCAAAATCAGGTAAAAAAATAGAAGGTCGTAAGATTTGGTATTTAGGAACTTCATTGCTTAAATCAGAGCTGTACGGATTTCTGAAACTTAAGCCTAAAGAAGTTGAAGGCATCGAAATATATCCAGAAGGGTATTGTCATTTCCCACAATACGACCGACATTATTTTAAAATGCTTACGGCAGAACAGCAAGAGCAGGTTATAAATAAAAAAGGATTTGCAGAATATCAATGGACTAAAAAATCTGGAGCAAGAAACGAAGCTTTAGATGTCAGAAACTACGCCCGTGCCGCTTCTTACATCATTGGAATTGATAGATTTAAAGACGACACTTGGGATAAAATAAAAGCTCAAAGCTCAGTAATTGTTGAAAAAATTTCAGAAGCTAAAGCTCCAGAAAAAAAAGAAGTCAAAAAAAGAAGCGGTTATTGGTAGATATTTAAAAATAATGTTTATATTTGCCTAATATTAACCAAAAAAAATAAAAATATGTTTAATTTTTTATTAAGATTATTTAGAATCAGAGAATACACGGGTATTAGAGATAAAAATGGAAAAGGAATATTTGTCGATGATATTGTTGAGAGATGGGGTAATTTATACGTAGTTACTAACGAGCAAAATTATAGAATGAAGTGGATAATTGACGATTGCGTTAATAGGTTTCCGGATAATAAATGCGTAGTTGTTGGAAATTCAATGGATAATCCAGAATTATTAATGAAATAAAATTAAAATTAAAAACTTAGAAACCATGAAATAACTTAAAAACCCAAAGCGATGGTATAAAAAATAATTTTATGCTTTCTGTGGAGTAAAATCGCTTAAAACAATCAGTGAATAATAGTATCTGTTTGATATATTTTTAAAATAAAAACCTCGGTATTAATTTATCGAGGTTTTTTCATATATTTACAAAAATTTTAGTTATGGCATGTACTCAATACACGTTAATTCAATACCAAACTTTAAGCGACGCAATAGTTAGCGGAGCTTTAGAAGTTCAGTATGGCGACAAAACTGTAAAATATCGCTCGTTAGATGAAATGATTCGTATTCAATTAATGATGAGAAACTGTTTATTTCCAGAACAAAATACAAATAACGGCAGAAAATACGCTAGTTTTTCAAAAGGAACCAATAGACGCCGATAACCGATTAAATTTAAAATATGAATTTATTAGATAAAATAGTTTCTGCCGTTAGCCCTGAATTAGGAGCTGAACGTGCAAAATTTAGAGCGATAGAAAAAACTATTAATTCTGGAATCAGATCTTATGAGGGGGCAACCAAAGGACGTCGTGGTGACGGGTGGACTTCTTTCAATACTTCCGACAATGCAAACAGTGATATTCAAAAATCATTGAAAATTTTGCGTGACCGTTCAGTTGATGGATATAAAAACAACGCTTCTATATTCAAGGCGATTCGTACAATTCAGAACAACGTTATTGGAACTGGTATTATGCCAACGCCTGTAAAATCAGATGCTAATTTGTCTAAAAACGAAATTCAAAAAATAAAAGATGAATGGAAGGCTTGGGCAGAATCGACAGAATGTGATTTTGACGGGTTTTTTACGCAATACGGAATTCAAAGTTTAGTAATGCGTAACGTGGCTATGCAAGGCGAAGTATTTGTTTTGAAGCGTAGAGATTCGAATTCTCGTCACCCTATTAAATTGCAGGTATTAGCGCCTCATATGGTTGACCACACGAAAAACTCTTATATGATTTCAGAGCGTGAGGGAAATTATGTAGTTCAAGGTGTTGAATTTAATAGTCAAGGTAAGCGTGTCGGGTATTGGGTTTTCGATCACAACCCAAATAATGAATTCACAATGAAGTTAGCTCCGAAATTTGTAGGAGTTGATGACATGATTCATATTTTTTACAAAGAATTTCCGGAGCAAGTTCGAGGCGTTCCGTTTGGAACTTCTACGATGCTGTCTATGCGAGATTTAGCAGATTATAAAGACGCTCAATTAATGCTTCAAAAAGTGGCAGCGTGTCATGTTGCATTTACTACAAAACAAGATGCTGCGGACGGACTAGGAGGCTTGGAAACTGTAGCCGGACAAGAAATTGACAGAATGGAACCTGGAATAATTGAGCGTCTTGCTCCTGGCGAAACGGTTACTTTTAATAATCCACCAACGCCTTCAAGTTTTTCAGAGTACGTTTCTAAGAATCAACAGGAAAATGCAGCAGGTTACGGAATTACATACGAACAATTAACAGGTGATATGGGTAATGTTAATTTCTCTAGTGGTCGTATGGGCTGGATTGAGGCGCAAAGACAAATCGAAGACTGGCAGTATAACATGTTTATACCTCAGTTTTGTGATAAGATTTGGGGCTGGTTTATTGAAGGCTTGAAAATTAAAATGATTCTAAACAAAAACGCTGGCGCTGAATGGACACCACAGGGGCGTGAAATGATTGATCCGGTAAAAGAAATGAACGGTTTAATTTTAGAACTAAAATCTGGACTGGTTTCTTGGACGGAAGCCTGCAAGCGTCGTGGATACAATCCCGATACTCTTTTAGAGCAAATGAAAGCTGATAAAGCAATGTTTGAAACCGCTGGAATAAATGTTGATTGGATTTTGGAGAAAGAATCGATTGGCGCATTGGTAGCTCCGGACGGTTCCGAAAAACTAAATGCCGAAGACTTGAAACGAGTTCTTGACGCCTACGGGGTTGGTGTTCGTGCCGGTACAATTACGCCAACCGATAAAGATGAAGAGTATTTTAGAGGCTTAGCCGCATTCCCTGAAATGTCAGAAGCGGTTATTGACGCTTGGAAAGAAGACGGAGGATTTAGACGTCCGATTACTTTGGCAGTCGCAAAAGATAATTCTGATTTTGAAGCGTAATATTTTTATTTATAATCATTGAAAAAATAATTAACAAAATCATAGTATAATTCAAAAAAATTATATATTTGTAAAATAATCTTACATTATGCCAGAAGTAAAAAAAATAACTCAAAAAATACCCACACAACGCACACGTGCTGAATTTAAAGCTGAAAGCTTTAACGAAACCGATAGAACCGTTGAGGTTATTTTTGCGACTGAAACTGCCGTTCGTACCTTTGATTGGGATGCTTACGAAATGGTAGACGAGGTTTTGGTTTGCATGCCGGAAAACGGAGATTTAACTCGTTTGAATAATGGTGCGCCTGCTTTAGACAATCATAATAGATACGGTAAAACATCTGACGTCGTAGTTGGGGTTGTTGAGTCTGCAAGATTCGAAAACAACTATGGTATTGCTAAAATTAGATTTGGAAATACTGAAGACGATACGAAGTTAATGGAAAAGGTTAGGGATAAAATTGTAACTGGCGTTAGCGTTGGTTATAATGTTTATGAATACCAAGTGACTCGAAAAGAAGGCGAAAAACCTATTTACAGAGCTACAAAATGGGAAGCTACTGAAATTTCGTTTACTCCAGTACAAGCAGACATTAATAGTCGTGTTCGTTCTGAAAATGAAACAAATGACGTCGTTATAAACGAGGAAATTACAATTTCAGAAACTCAAACTGAAGAAATACCAGAAGAAAATAATATTAATTTAAATACAATAGAAATGACTGAAGAGGAAAAAGCTGCTTTGGAATTGGCAAATAAAGCCAAAGAAAACGCAACACGTTCAGCAGCTGCTACTGAAGAGCGTGCTAGAATTAAAGGTATTTCAGCACATTGCAGAGCGTTAGGCTTACCGCAATCAGTTGCTGATACTTTGATTGAAGAAAATATTGATTTAGCTACGGCTGGTCAACGTGCATTGGTAGAATGGGAAAAAGCACAACCCGTAAATCCAAACCCGTCAGTACGTCAAGTACAAGATGACAAAGAAAAAACACGTTCAGCGATGACTAATGCATTAGTGCTTAGAATCAATCCGAACGCTGCAACTGTCATGGGTGAAGAAAATGTAAGAGCTGCCGAAGATTTCAGAGGCATGAACTTACTTAGATTTGCTGAAGAGGCTTTGATCCGTTCAGGTGTAAGAACTTCGGGAATGAGTTCTAAAGACATTGCGACTTTTGCTCTTGGAGGCAAAGTGCGTGGATTGCATCACACAACTGATTTTCCATTATTATTGATGGATACAGTTAACCGTACATTGTTGGCTCAATATGCTATTCAAGAAAGAACGTTTACTGCTTGGGCAAGACGTTCAACGATGAATGACTTTAGAGCTGTTACACGTGTTCGTTTGTCTGAAATGTTGGGTAATCTTGAAAAAGTTCAAGAGGGTGGAGAATACAAATACGGTACGTTTTCTGAAGGTGGCGAAACTTACAAGTTAGCTAAATACGGTAAAATTATCGGTATTACTTGGGAAGCTATTATAAATGATGATTTGAGCGCATTCGACAGATTACCACAAGCATTTGCTGCGTCTGCTGCAAGATTGCAAACAAACATCGTTTACTCTATGTTGTTGGCTAACGGATTTACTCCAATGAATGATGGAAACGCATTGTTTTCAGCAGCACACGGAAATTTCGTAGGCACAGCAGCAAATCAAACGGCTGGAGGAACTGCATTATCTGAAGCAAGTTTAACGACTGCTTACACTTCTTTTAGAAGTCAAAAAGATGCTGCTGGTAATAAGTTGAATTTAAAACCAAAGTTCTTAATTGTTGGACCAAAGAATGAGTTTTTAGCTCAAAAATTGACTTCTGTTAATTTTGTCGCTACAAAACAGAGTGATACTCCGATTGGATCATTGACTGGATTGACATTGGTTGTTGATGCTGAAATTGAAAATTACGAGTGGTTTTTAGCAGCAGACCCTGCAAGTTTAGACACTGTAGAGTATGCGTTTTTAGCCGGACAAGAAGAGTTATTTATCGACCAAAGAGAAGGTTTCGACACTGACGGTTTGGAAGTTAAAGCAAGATTAATTTTTGCTGCAAAAGCGATTGACTGGAGAGGATTGTATCGTAACAACGGTGCGGTTCCTGCATAAATTATAAAGGGCGGTTTTGTAATTGAAACCGCCTTATTTTTAATCTATAAAAAATAAAAAATGAAAAATTACATTCAAAAAGGCTCTGTTATTGAGGTTG